CGCAACAACTCATTGGTAGCAAAGCTTCCTGAAGATATGCCATACAACGGCTTCCTTCCAACTAATCCAGTATACGGTAATCAATAAAACTTAGACTATGCCCGAAGTACTACTAATATCAGAGAACTACATAAAGAAGTACACCACTATTAATGGTAGTGTAGACCCTAACCTGCTGTATCCGTCCGTGTATCTTGCACAGGATAAGTGGCTACTTCCCTTTTTGGGAACTGATTTGATGAATAAGATTAAAGCAGATGTAGCAGGTGGTACTATTGCAGGTAACTATCAAATACTTTTAGAAGATTACATTCAAAAGTGTTTGCTGTGGTGGGTAATGGTGGATGTTACACCTAACCTGTGCTATCGTTTGGACAATGGTACACTTGTACAGCGTCAATCGGAAGATACACAGCCGGTATCGGACCTCGTAATGAAGGATATGATAGATCGTGCAAGGCAAAATGCAGAGCATTACACCACTTTGCTTGTTGATTACCTATGTGCCAACAGCAGTTTATTCCCTGAATACTCAACTGCTACGTGGCCTGACCGCTCACCTCGTACTGATGTTTAATCGCATACCATGAGTGAAAAGAAGACACTAAAACAGGACTACACAGAACGACTACGCAAGTATGAAAAAGAACTTGCAATGAAGCTACGTGCTGTGAATAAGAAGGAATCGGATAGTGTTAAAGTCAAATAATAAATAAATATATTTAAGCTATGGAAGAGTTACTACCTAACACCAATGCGGATGTCATCCGTGAATTACTATTAATTGTATTCGGTTTAATCGTTCGTGCTATTGAAAAGCGTAAACTAAAAAAATCAGTTAATGCCCAGTCGGAAGATTGAAGATTGTGTTGAAGCATTACAGGTTGCATGGGTAGATGCGTCTAAAGCATTTGCTCAATTGCATCCTGATTTGCCACAGCCATTCTTAACTTGTACACATCGTACCGAAAAAGAACAGTTGGAGCTTTATGCGCAGGGTAGAACAAAGCCCGGTCCTAAAGTCACACAACTGAAGAAAGGAAGTAAGCACAATGCCTATCCATCGAAGGCATTTGATATTGCATTTAAAAAAGATGGTAAGTTAGATTGGTCACCTAAGTTATTCAAAGCATTTGCCGACATCATTAAGCAGCAGCATCCAGCAGTTGAGTGGGGGGGTAACTGGACATCGTTTAAAGACCTTCCACACTTTCAAGTTTCATAACAATTACTACAATGCATTTCAACTTTGATCCAACTGATGTCGACTTAGCAAGACCTGGTGAGGCCTTTTTAAAATCAAGTGGTTTCATCATGATGGGCACGATGTTCGAAGGTCTTAATTTGCAAACTATGCACATACCACCTATCTTCTTAGAGTTGGCAAAGTTGCTTGCATACTTAGGTGCAAGTGTGGCCTTTTTCAAGTTTATGATAAAGCTAATGAGCAAACCGAAAGATACAGTTGAATGATTGTATTTATAATAGGAATGATAATAGCATCTGTTGCTATTTTGATTGTTGAGTTAAGGCAGTTTGATGAAGAAATGCGTGCGGGTTATGACCGCATAATGAAAAGCATTGAAAGCACATTTGATTCGGTAAAAACATTTTTCACGGTTACATTGATAGATAGTATTTCATCTGCATTTAGTTCAGATGATAGTGATGATATCGACTTAGACGAAACAAATACCGACGTGTAATGACTAACTACAATCACATCTACGAAGCAATCCACGCAGCTACCGGTGGACAAATGAAAAGGGTACTGCAGGCAATCAATGATTTTGGGTTAAGCTGCCAACCATCCACATTGCAGCGCAATTACCAAAGATGGGCACAGGTGAAGAAGTTAAAAGATGATGCAGCACCTAAACCTGCAAGTACTTTGAACAAGTTGCAAGTTAACTTGAATGAGTTTGAGCACATAGTTAATGAGTTAGCACCTGAACTAAACACCTTTGACCTGCCACCTTCGCAGGAGAGTAACTACCAACCTTACAAGTTACCGATAAATCACAATAACATTCTTATAATCGGTGATATTCACGTACCATACCACAACATACCAGCACTTACACTTGCGTTGAAATATGGCCTTGAAAATGGCGTAAATACAATACTGCTAAATGGTGATATAATCGACTTCTATGCTATCAGTCGTTTTGAAAAAGACCCACGCAAAAGAAACTTTGGGCATGAAGTGTTGATGACAAGGCAATTTCTTACCACACTACGCAAGCTATTCCCAGATGCTGCGATATATTACAAGTGTGGTAATCACGATGTACGATATGATCACTACATCATGCGCAATGCACCTGACTTATTGGGTATGGATGAATTTTCATTCACGAGTTTAATGAAGTTGGATGAATTGAATATTGAGTTCATACCGGATAAGCAGGTAATACACGCAGGTAAGTTGACAATACTGCATGGGCATGAGTTAGGTGCATCTGTATTTAGTCCTGTGAACATCGCACGTGGTCTGTTCTTACGAGCTAAAGACAATGCTTTGTGTGGTCATCATCACCAGGCAAGTGAACACACAGAACCTAACATCAATGGTAAGCTAACAACGTGTTGGAGTGTGGCGTGTTTATGCGAGTTACATCCTGATTATATGCCCATCAATAAGCACCATCATGGCTTTGCTCATGTGAAGGTGATGGATACAGGCGAGTTTGAGGTAAGCAATTACCGCATAGTGAATGGTAAGATTCGATAAACAAAAAGCCTCCACGTTTGGAGGCTCTTTGAATCATCAATAACATAACACATTTATGACACTTTAACCTTGCAAATATAGCACGATGAAACGCAAGCCACATCCTAAAGTTATTCAAAGAAAGTTAGGCCGGGAAAAAGCTGATGGTTTGTACTGCGATAATCTGATTGAGATAGATCCAACACTACCACCTATGCGCTATCTGATTGTGTTGGTGCATGAATACTTGCATCACATTCAACCGGAATGGAGTGAGGAAAAGGTGGATGCAGAAGGTGAAGCACTGGGTAGGTTTCTTTGGAAACAAGGCTATCGCAAGGTGTCACAATAATTCGAAGATTTTTGATATCACAAGTTCATAATAAACTTACGATAGGCAGGTTCATCCATTGCAGTGTATTCATCCAATGGTCTGCTCAAATCGTGTACATGGAATGTTGTGAGGTCATCTGTATGAAGAACAAAGTATGCAGGTACACCTAATGCTTTTGATGCATTTGTTAATACTTCACGCTGCATACCACTTCGCTTCCACACATAAGGCTTTGAGTTAATTAAATGTGCTTCATCTTTAAACTTAGCGGTAGTATCTATTAGTGCCACTATACCCCTATCGCTTCTAAACTCTACATGGTCTATATCAGTACGGAAGTATTCTGCACCTAATGTATGATGCCACTTAGTGTAATCATCACCATAATGTTTTATGGTACGCACACCATCTTTTTTTGCAAATATCCAGTCTAATATATCCTGATTCATAGTTCTAACCCTTCAACTATATCGCACATCTGTTCATATAAGTTGGCTACTGCTTCTGCAGTCTTTTCATCATACTCATTCCACTTATCAGTTTTGCGCATCAGTTCCATGATATCACTTAGCGCATCCTTGTACCGGGCAGCGTTTAGTGTGTACTCATATTCGTACTGATCATCGGGAAGGTTAAAGGTCAGTGTTGCTTTCATCTTGTATTGTTGCGTTTGGTAATCCTGCTTTGCAATCCGTGTAGCCATCGTTGTAGGCATCATGGATATTTATCATTTCATTTTGCTGTGCAATGTTAAGGAATGCATCCAGTTCTACCCATGAGATATGGACTGCTGCACCTTGAAATCGTCTACGCAGTGTTTTGCTTAGTTTGCGGATTGCTGTTTCTTTCTTTTGTTCACTCATAAATATTTGATTTCTTTAGTTAGTGTGTACAGTTCTTTGTTGACTGATTTTATTTTGTGATGCAGGTTATCTTTAAGGTAGGTAGTCTTAGCCTTTGCAAACATGGTGAGTAGGTTAATTCGTTCTACTCTGAGTTCGTCTACCGATTGTAGCTTCTTTTGTCCCATTCAATTTTAGTATTTCGTTTTTCACGTGTTGATAGTAGGCAAGTACAGAGTAGTATTCACCTGTTCCATCAAAGTCTTGCATCACATCGGTAGGTGCATTGCTCATAGCTTCCATTACGCAATAGAGTGCAGCATTGATAGCGCGAAGGTGTGTATGTACTAACTGACCTGATTGCTCATTAGCTTCAATGATATCAAAATAGTTCGAGTACAGTTGCCATGCCTTTTCCTTTGCTTTCATTGTTTAGCTTATTGATTAATTCGATTACTTGTTCTTTGTTGTAGTAGTGCTGCATTGAATTGCGCACCTGGTCTTTAAGTTGTTCAGTGGTCATACGTCTGGATATGAAAAGGCACAAAAGAAACCTTTTAAATTTTTAAACTGTTTGATTTTATTATCTGCTTCATCAATGCTGGCAGCACGTAACCGTACTTCAATATCTAACATATCATCAGATATATACGCATACCATGTTAATTGCTTACTCATACGTTCAAAGTATTTAAGTATTCTCTCCACATTGGTACACGCTCCTGAAGCTTTGCGATTGCATCAGCATCAAACTCCACAACCTTTTCATGTATGCGTTCAGCAATGGGTATATCAAATGCCCATTCATCACGTGGTGTTTCAAGGTTAGCATCCGGGTATTCGCGCATAAAACGTGGCATATCATAAATCATATTGCGTTCAATGCTCTGTGCCTTCTTTAAAAATACAGGATCACCTTGCGGATCTATCAAATTCAATCTACGCGATAGGCGGTACTTTTCATCATTAATCATTTCGATTGGTGCGCTTACCAGTACATAGCAGAAGGTAGCTTTTGGTGCGCCTGTTAACCAGCAATAGGCTTGCCCTTGCCAGTAGTATTCTTTACTGATATCATCCATCTTAGCATTCATAAAGGTGTGGATGTCCCAACTGCTTTTAATATCCGGTACATTGATTACTGCACCACTATCATCTTTAATGAGCAAATCAGGTGTGCCTTTGATATACTCATTAGTAAACATCTCTTCGTTCTTGAATACTATTTCACCGCGATGTCTACGCCACATATCTATGGCATCATTTTCTACTGCTAATCCTTTCTCAATGTACTTATTCGATATCTCTTTGTACCGGTTGTACTTCTGTTGGATGTAGACTTCCAGTAGTGCGCTCTTAGTCGTTTCGGATAGACCTGATTTGGTCCTACCATCGGTCATCAACTTACCAAGTTGTGACGCTCTGAATAGTGTGTTGTTCATGTGTGTGTTATTGATGGGGTAAAAATAGTACATAGGGATATACTGTCCCCATGTACTACAAATTTTAACATTTATTCGATACCATACATGGCTTTCTTTTCCTGTAGTTCCTGCCCAACTTCCGCTAATACTTCAGGACTGCAAGCCTTCATGATTTTACTTAGCTGCTGGATGTCGGTTGCCTGTTGGATCAGTTCGCGCACATACGCCACATCCTGTTCATGCCCACGACCTAATGCACCTTTCAACTTGAATGGTTTGTAAATATCCTTGTTTCGTCTGTTCAAGTCACGTCCGAACACCTTACCAAATGATAGTGCAGCGTTTTTAAGGCACTCTGCTTTGAGTTTAGGAAACGCAAGGTCTAAAGCATTGGACTTTTTGTTATCGGGGTTTAATGGTTCTCTGTTTTCCATTGACCAAAGAATAATTCATCTAAGGTCATTTCGACATGGCTAACTACCAGTGTACGTGCTTTTTTATCCGGTGTGGATTCAATGCCTAATTCATCAGGCTCTGCATTTAGCATCTGCTGAAATTTCTGCAGTGCTTCTAAGTTGTCTTTGTGGAACATAGTTATTGTGATTGATTAATTATTTGCAAGGCAATCGTTGATTTCTTGGCAGTAGTTAAGAAGTGCGAAAATTACCACTGCCCATACGATGTACTTGATTACTTTACTTGCTTTCATAATGTGTGTTTTTATTATTGTTGCACAAATGTAGTGTAACTAATTACAATAACTCTGTTAAAAATTGTTAAAATTGCAATCGGTTACAAATTGTAACCACCTGAATCGTACCCACAAGGGTATATTATGCCCACGAATAACTGCCGTAGTTCGGGAATAATTCAAAGTACA